GTAATAGCCTCGTCGGTAGTTGTGTTATTAAAAGACGCGAGGTCGGTCGCTAGGCCCGTGAGATCGGTTGAAAAATCGTTTAAGTCTTTACCGGTTAATCCTGCACCCTTGCCCAATATGGCAAAATTTGCGGCAGCGTCAAGAGCTGCACGCTTTGAGAGTCCGAGCTCTTTCGACGCGGTATCGGCGAATTTTTCAATTTGGTCAGCACCATCGCCAAAAATAACGCCAGTTTTGGATATTGACTCGTTAAGGTCGGAGGCTGACTGAACTACGCCAAAAGCTGCCGCGCCTACACCTGCAAGAGCGATCGTCGCTTGACGTGAATACTGCTCCACTTTTGCGCCAAATTTAGCGAGGCTAGATTGAGCCGACATTAGGTCGCCTGCGAGCCTGCTTGTGTCAGCTTGTAAAAGGATGGTTAATGAACGGCCAAGACCTGCGGTTGCCATTAGTAATCCACCCCTCTATTCCACGCTGTAATAATCTTATTAGCCTCATCAACCCAAGCGTTAAAGGTTGGTTGCTGGTAATTATCGGCTGCGTCATCGGTCCACTTGCGCTGTGTGCTATCTGCCCAAAACTGATAGCGGCCGCCACGGGTTCCCCCGCGTTGAGTTACATACCCGCCGACAATAGTTCCGTATCGAATCTGCCAAGTAGCCGCGCCACCTGAAAAGCGGGGACCTCTCGGACCTTGACCGACGACAACTTTAGGGATTCGGTCGTGACTAGCTCTGACTGACCGACTAAGTTTCGGCGCGTAGTTTCCCGCTTTTGCGCTGATTGCCGATTTGATTGCCGGGACCATAATTTGGTCGGCTATTTCCTCAGCACGCCGCCTCATTTCACGCGAGGCCACTTTAGGGAAATTTTGCAACCCGTACAAGATACCGACCATCTCGTCTTTATCGAGATCGACGGCGACTCCCTTTCGGTGATTCCGCGACCTGCTCGGTGCTGCCATTTTATTTCCTTTGTGACCTTTTGAGTCTTATGTCTTGGATAGTGGCTAAGAGTTCCCAGTCAATATCCTCGGCCTCGAATTTGATTACCCCATCGAGAGCAAGCTCGGCATATACCCGAGTCAGGCTCCCGATTGTGGCGGGTTTGCGGTCTCATCGACCTCAACCATCTCAATCTCGTTCAAGCCATCGGCCCACGGGTCAAACTTTAGATCGGTTAGTCCTGATCGGCTTACAACTGCATAAGCCATCACGATCAGGTCCTCGATTCCAATGGATACCTCGATCTCGTCGCCCTTTTTACGAGCTAAGTCGGTCAATTTTCGGCCGCTCATCCGTTCCCACTTCATTAAGTCGGCGGGACGGGTAACGAGTTCGAGGTTCCCGTGGTCTTTATGTTCGATTTTTAGTTGTATTTTCATTGGTCCTGACCTTTACATTAAGCGCGTGAAACTGCGCCATCCTCTACGACAAACTCGACCGTTACGGTTAGCGCGTCGGTAGCTGCGCCGCCTGCGTCTGGCTTTACTGGGAAAATGTCGCCGGTAAAGGTTGAGCCGTTGGCGTCAAAACTAAACGCGATCGGTGTGTCTGGTGCGCTGTTTGCTGCGTCCCATAGAGCCTCACAAACTGAGGCCGGAGTAGCTGAGCCCCAGTCTTGGTAAAGTTCCACGGTTAGGGTTGCGGTGCTGTCGATTGTCTTGTAGGCACGGCCTGACAATACTTCGAGCACTTGCTGATTGATTTCGGTTGAGAGCACGACAGACGCGGCAACGTCGTTATATTGGACGCTGTTAATCGTCAAGCTGAGATCCCGCCCGGTTACATATTCAAGAGCCATCTTTCATCCTTAAATAAGAGCGATATCGACTTGGATATCGGTTGTTAGCAAGTCGGACGGTCCGACCTGAGTAATTTTCGGCTGAGTGAAATTCGCTCCAACCGACCCGCGAGGTAATAGCGGAATAATTGACTCGATTAGGTTTTCGAGGTTTATGAGCGCGGCTTGGTTGTCATTAGCTGCCACGCATAAAGTGATATTGAACGATAATCCGAGTTTTGGATTGTCGCTGATTGTTTTAATTTCAACGTAAGGGCCCGCGGGTACTAACACGACGCAAGGGGTCGTCATATTTTCGGCTGGGTAAGCGTAAACAATGTACCCCGCTGATTCGATAGCCGTCTTTAACGCATTGCGGGCGTCGGTGATTTGACCCATTAGCCAATCATCCCCGCCGGGTCTCGGTGTGCAGCTAGTAAGCCAGCGACACGATTGTAAACACTACGGCCCATCTTGTAAGGGCCCGGCTGGAAATCTACGCCCTGAGCTTGTCCAAAAGCACTTTGGCGGGCGTTCCACATATCGACACACACCATGATCGCGGCCTCTTTGACCTCAGGGAATCCCTCGGAGTAGTAATCCTCTTGACCGTATAAAAGTACGTTACCTAGAGGAATTACATTGAACTCGGCGATATCTGCGTTAGTTATTGCAACTGTAAAAGAGTTAGGGGTCGGTACTGAGGCGATCGTCTTTGTGCCGTTAAAAGGTGTACCAATTTTGGTAATAATAAGCGATTGGCCCGTGACGTATTTATGAGCTCGCTGGGTCGTGTAGGTTGCGATGTTGCCTTTGAGTTTTACCTTGACAACTGAGGCGCGGTGAAGTTTTAGTAAAGGCAAAATTATGTTATCCGTCGCTTGGATAACTTCCTCTAGTTCGGCGGTGTATAGGTCGCCCGTACCAAGTACGAGGGCCAACTCCTCAACCGTAACTAATGCCATTTTTATACTCCTTTTAAGGTGTGACGGGGGACTCTCAGGACCAAAAGTCCCCCGCCACTACTTGTCCAACTATGCGCCGACTGTGATATTACGGAACGCGGTTGGGTACTTATTGGCTAGAGCCACAAAGCCATAAACGGCGATCTCGACGGTCATAGTGTCGATCACGTTTACGCGTACTTGCGCTGTGCCTGATTCGTAAAACGCTGCACCCATTGAGTTGTAAACTACGCCCTCAACACCTGTACCGGTGTTCACGTTGTAATCCACGTACAATGGCAAGCCTGCGACGTTGCCGCGTGAGCCTGATACCTGTCCGGCTGCGTTGCTTGGGTTGATTGCTGCGAATAGCGGGCGACCTGAGCCATCGGTAGCCTTTAGGATTTCGGCAAAATTGCCGCTATCTGCAAGGAATCGATCTGGGTCCATACGCATTACCGAGCCGCTGTCTGCAATACCTTCCGCGATCGCGGTGTATAGGTCTGCGCCGTTGCTTGTGCCTGCGCCCGATATAGCCTCATTGTATGCGTAAGCGTCGGTTGCCTGAGCGTACTTAGCAGCTAGAGCGCGTAATAATTCGTCTAAATATGCAGGGTCTGAGCGTTCCAGTAATTCAACTGATACTCGTTGCTGGCCTGCGAATTTCACAATTGATACGTCTAGGCTGTCAATTTCGGTCATTGTGTCGCTTGGTGCTGCAAGTTCAGCGGTTTCGGCGACGCTTGGCTGAGTTACCCAGCGAGGCAACTTAAAGCTCATACCGGCGGCTGGTAGCTGACGGCGTTCGATTGAATCAATGAACGGGCGACGGGCATCGACTACGCCGATTACTTCGCGTAGGTAAGGTACTGGAATTAGTCCCTCGTTGTCGGTTGTTGTTGCCTCGCCTGCTGCGGTTACGAACGCTTGGGCGTCGCGGTTGCCGCGCTTGGCTAGGACTAACTTGTGCGCAAATTCGCCAGCGGTAACGCTTGGCATTTGGCGCGGTGCTGTCATAATCGGGCTATGAACTGCCGAGGCCTCGACTTTAGACGCCTCAACTGATTCAACTTCCTCGATTACTTCGATTGGTTGTTCGGTCATTTCAGTCTCCTCGACTGTTTCGGATGGTTCAGGTTCAACCTCGGAGGCTGCGACCTGAGTGACGCGGGCTGCGTCAAAAGCCGGATTAGTAACAAGGCTAATCTCGACAAGCTCGGCGGCCGATACTACGATCTGGCCATTTTTGATGGTGTGCTCGATAATGTTTGCGCCAACGGAAATCCCGTCGCGTAGGCCCTCGGCTGCCTCGACAAGTAGGTCATTACCTGCGGTAGTTTCGGCAATTTTAAGCTCTGCAATAATGCCCGCTGGATTAGCTGCAAATTGGACAAGCTTTCCAACTGGTCGGCGGTTATCGTGCTCTAATAAAACTTTTACATTGTCAGGGATATCAATCGAGCCAGCCTCAAAGATAACGGGGCCGAGGCTGGTATTGCCCGGCACGCCAAAAGGTACAATCTGACCAATAATGGTCCGGGTCTTTTGGTCGCTGGCTGTAATTGAGCTAGTGAAATTTAATCTCATAGGATGGGACTCTCTTTCGTTTGAGATGGTGGCGTAATGCCATTATCGCCTGCTCGTTCGGTTCCGGCCGCGTCAATATCGACAAGGTAGCGAGCCTCCTCGCGGCCGATAATGCCTGATTCGTAAAGTCGAATTGACATATCCACGCAAAAAGTCGTCAAGGTCAAATCGGACAACCTGATTGCGCGGGGTTACGTCGTCCATAGATAGACGGTCCTCGATAACGCTTAAAAGGTTTCGGAGGCCAAAATCTACAAGCGAGCGACGCTCGGAGGCGACGTTGCTGTAAGTTGCCGAGGCATTTTCAGCGTTCAAGTACCAAGCCGGAATACCCATCAAGCGGGCGATCTCTGAGGCTAGGTGCTGGCGAGCCTCTACAAGCTGCAACTCAGCGGCATTAAAGCCAACGGTTTCGAGCTTGATTGGTCCCTCTAGATAAGCGGTTGAACGTTCACGGCGGGATTGACGAAATACATCGAGGATGGAGTTTTTTTCCTCCTCGGTTGCGTTCATACCGTCATTTGTCAAAATCATATTCGGGACGGGTTCAGCGGCCATACGATAAGACGCTTGCTCTAATTCAATGGCGGTCCTGATAGTAGTTCCACCTCTGGCTAATACGCCGCCTGCCTCAATAGCATTAAAAACGATCAGGGAGTTTAGCCCGGTGGAGGGTACATTTTTTGAATCAACTTGATATCCGGTGATTAAGGTTCCGGAGTAGTCGATTTGAGGCTGAACGCGACGCGGGTCGATTCGGCGGGCTCTAAACGGCCGACCATCCTCGGGACTTACGTCGATAATTTGCCAGTAGGCCACGCCGTAAAAGATTAGGTCCTCAACGGTCATCGCCATCGTATTTACTCTTGGGATTGCCGGGTCAGGCTGGGTGATTAAAGTTCGGTTAGTAATGCGGGCCTCGGTGAGCTTGTTGTAGCTCTCTAGCGGGATTGTAGCGACCGAGCCGCAAAGGATATTACGACTACGAGCCACGGCCGGGACGGTCATCGCTTGGTCCACGCTGACAGGCATTGACGGGATTAGGCCCTGATATCCGTATAGATAAGGATTGCCGGTATAAGCAGCGTAAGACGCCTTTATTACTGGGTCAGGTGATACACCCGAGGCGACGGTATTTGTGTTACTTAGGCGTATTGCGTTGAGTAATCCCACAAGGTTATTACATCGGTGTAATTACATTGACGCAACTAATGAAACAAAATGGCGCGAGTCGTTACAAAATAAAACACTCGACGCCAAGACGCCGAGTGCTTTTGGTTTTTCAACTCCCCCGAATTGAACTTCCCGCGATAACTATACAACGGCCGCCGACAACTTCGGACGCGGGGCCTCTGCGTGTCCAACTGCAAGCACTAAAGCAACGGCGGCGGATATTGGCGACGTACTGGCGCGTCTAGCGATACGCCATCCACCATCCGAGGCGGGACGCCTTGCGCAAGCTGCGAGATGCTGTCTGAGTTCAGGTTGTCCGAGGTGTTTAAGTCTGCCGATATTCATCGAGCTCATAGTGATATCGCATAGGGTCGCAAAATAAGCGGAACTCCACGGGGTAGCCTCCATCCTGATTCCGGCACGCTGTAAGTGAGGCGCGATGAATCCCGCCGTATTTGGGTCATAGGCAACGTGTCGCGCTCGATACTGCCGAGCGAGTACGGCGATCTCTGAGGCCAGCTCTTTATCGTTAATTGGTGAATCTTTTACCCATCTATGTAAAAACACATTTAGAGAGTCGTCTTTTTCCTGAACGCTGACAAGATATGCCTCGGTCCGATTAAATACCAAGTCAAGGCCCATCCAAGTCGGCAAATTAGGGTCCATCGTGATCGACTTAGTTGTCCCGGAGTCGTAGGCGTCTAAGTTCCACGGGCTGTCCAAAGCTGATACCCATTGACAAAGTAACTCGGTGCGGATTGTGTCCATATTGTCGCGCTCGATTGAGTCCTCTAGGGATTCCCAAGAGACAAGGTGTCCAAGTGACGGGTTAGCCTTAGCGATCTCAATCGGGTCATCGATTCGGCAAAACGGCTCCGCGCTCCACTCATACCATCCAAGCCGAGGCGACTTATTGGCAAGGGCTTTATTCCTAATGTCGTTTAGTACGGTTGAGTTACCATCGCCCGCGTTGGAACTGACCCACGTTTGAGAGTTCATCCTCGCTCTTGTAGTTGGCGCGGCAGCGGCCCAGACAACCTCCGAGATTTCGCGCAACTCGTCAATCCATAAAAAGTCAGCACTTGCGCCACGAGGACCGTCGGCGGTAGCCGCCAAGATTCCAAGCTTTCGAACGGGCTTACAACCCGGCGGGCACGCTTTCGGATAATGCTCGCAATAAATCTCTATCGCCTCAGAGCCATTGGTACGGGATACCCGCTTAATGCGTTTTTTCATCCAATCGACCCGCTCGATGAGCTTTACTATCTCGTTGAGATGGTCAATCGATAGGCGTCGGTTTTGGGTGATCATATATTGGAATTCCTCGCCAAATATGAAAAGCCCTGCAATACACCTCATCCGGATTAAGTGAGATTTTCCGTTTTGCCTAGCAGCTAAGACTCCACAAGTAGAGCGTTTCCACTTACCGTCCGAGCCGATTGTTAGAGCGTCGTCAAGGACGTTTTTTTGCCACGGTAGGAGTGGAGCCCCGATCGCTTGCGCTAGTTCGGCCACTAGAGGCCCGAGGCTTTTTCCCTTTACTGGTGTTGTCCGGACTCTCGGCTCCGACGAGCCGTAAGTAGGCCGCTTGGAAATCTGAGCCATCTTTTAATTCCTCTTTAGGGGTAAGGTCCTGATCTTGCCTAGCTTTAGGCGTGAGTCTTAATTGTTCCATTAAAACGGTTAATCTTGCGAGCAGCTGAGGCAAATCTTTAGTCTCGCCTATATCAAATAATTGATCGATAAGCCGGGCCAAGCGCAAAAGAGCCGCGATCGCTCCGTTATCTGCTGGTCCTATCCATTGGCCACTATTAGCAAG